TCACCCCAAAAACATCAGACCAGTCAAGCCCAAGTAGCCATTAATCGTCTCTGTTATAGCGTGCACTTCATTGGCTCGTAACTGGTCTGCGGATAAGTAGCTTACAGAATGATCCCCCACGCTCTCGCTGGCAATATCGCGCCTTCCCATTATCTGATTACCGTACTGATAAATCACTTCAGCTGCCGCACATGCGGCAAACTTGATTTTCTCAATTAGGCTAAGGTCAGAATTAGCGGCAAGCACGGCTTCAGCTCGTTCTAATGTGTACCGATTGACCTCGCGGCTGGCATCGCGCATTGCTTTTTCAAACGCCTCAGCTGGGATTATCGCCCCGCCGTAAGTGTCAAGATAATATGTGTAATCCGCAAATGCAGCCATTATGTACCTCGATGGTCATCACCATGATGGGGCGATATAATCACCGCCCCATTAATCAGTCTTATGCACCAGTCCCGATAACGTCAGCGGTCACGGTCAGATAGCAAACCGATTTAGCTAAGCCACCAACGAAATCCACAACCTCCAGGATATCGCCCACAACTACAGTTGGGTCGGTCGTAATTGCCGTAAAGCCAGAATCGCTCTGGTCAAATACAACCCGAGTGGCAGGATTCTTGCGGTATTTTGCAGTACCAGTTGGAGCTGTACAAACAATCTTTGTCTTTCCAAGAGCTGCGCCAACAGCAGTAAGGCTTGCATCCAATTCACCAGGCGAGTAAATAATCCGCACAGTCAGCGGCTTTGTCAGCTTGTGTCCATAGACCAGGCGTCCTTGCACCGCACTGGCACCGATGTACTGATTGCCCAAGTTGTTAATCGCAACAGGAACACTCCATTCCTTTACGCGCGTTGACCATCCCGGATGCCCGCAGATGCAGCGCAGGTTCGGAGTATTATCATTGAATTCAAATACCGAGAAGCCGGCAATCTTGCCGATAGCGCCCGTTTGCACAACTGCATCACCTAAATCGCTCGCCTTGATAAACTCAGGCGATTTGAGCAGCAAGCCCAAAAAGTCAGGGGTCACCAAAGCATAGCGTCCGATGGGTGGCACGTTCGCTTTGCTCAATAGTGTACGGATGTCTACAAAGTGGCTGTAAGCATCAGCAGCAGTAATCAAATCAACATTCGTAACCGTGCCGCTTGCTAAAAGCTCAGTGGCGCCATCACTATCTAACTGACGTGCTAACGCATAGCCGGCGGAGTCCAGCCGTTCGGCGATCAAGCCATCAGGCACCGCTGCAGCCTCATAACCGTCAATGAGCTCATTCACGGCTTTCTGCTTATTGATCAAGACATCCAAATAAGATGTTGCGCCCTGACCGATAGCTAAACCGGTTGCAACATCATAATCACCAACCAAAACCTCAGTGTCGCGCACCGGAATGCGTACCTTTCCGGCGACTGGGTTGCCCTCATAATCGTTATTAAATACAATCCCGTCTTGTAAGACCAGGGATGCGCGTAATTTTGCTAACACAAGTGCCGAGTAACGGTCTTGTGCTGGATGTGTAATAGCCATAGATTACCTCTCTATTCTAAATTTTTAGGTTCGGGTTACGCTTTAGAAACTCTTTTGTAACCCCATCTTCCTGTTCCGGTGCAGAAATCGTGTGCTTTGTGCCCTCGACCTTCACCGTTTCAGGTTGAGTGAATTCAGTATTTTCTTTAAGAAATCTCGCTAAGTTATCGCTAAAATCGCCATCCATACGGCTAACCTTGAAGATGACATAATCCGCATCCTTTGCGCGCACGCCGGCTTTGAGCACGGCAAGTTCACGCTCCAAATCAGTCTTCTTAGAATGCAATTCAGCTAATTCCTTTTCACGCTCAGCAGCTTTCTCTGCCTCGCTCTGTTGAGATTTCTTCCACTCACGATAGGCTTTTAGCTCGTCATCATTAGGCAGCTTAGCGCGCTCACGCTGCAAGCGTTCCGCAATGATCCGATCCACATCCGCCTGTGTGAATGTCTTGCCTGCTTCTACAGCAGTGTTAGTGTCCGGCTGTGCCGTAGTGATTTTTTCCGCAGCTTCCTGCGTCTTGCTGATTTCCTGAGTTCCCTCAGTGGGTTGGCTATTATCTGCCATTTTCGATCCTTTCCGCTTATCGCCCGTCGGCACTGTTGTTGGATGCAAAGTTAAATAAAAAAGCCCACCACAATCGCTGCCATTTCAGACAACCTGTGGCGGGCGGTAAACTCCGCAATCCCTATTCAATTATGCAAATAATAACACGCTTTTCAGAATATTGCAAGTGGTTATTATGTCTTTACTTCTGCAAGTGAAAGTATAGCATAAAAATCGGTCGGGGCTGGAATGAACCCAGCATTGCAAATAATATTCTTTGTAAGAAATCTGTCAAGTTCTGATGTTTTAATGACAGTAAATATCATACAAAAGCCAGCTTTTTACGGCTGGCTCCAGAGGCAACCGCCTCCCACCTCCAGAATACTGGATTGAACTAATTATAGCAGCTTTAAAACTATTTTACAAATTGTAATTGACTTTGAAAGTAAATCGTCACTTTTAGCAATTTAGTGACGAATTACCAAATCCTAATTTATGATAAGCCTCCTGAAGCTGACGAGAGCCACGCTGGAGAAGCCTATAATCAATTCCGCACTTAAGCGGCGGATAGTACTTCAACCTAACAGGAATACAATCACCGTTCACAATAAATTTAACTTTAGCTTGGATGAATTCTTGTTCTGTTATAGCTTCACAGTTTTGGCAAAAGGCTTTCATGTTATTCCCACATAATACGATGCAGCTCGTTATCGAGCTCGCGCTCTTTGCGGCGATCTTCTTCAGTCTTCTCAGCATCTGACTTATAATGACGCCCAGAGATAATATCGTCAATGCTTGTAAAAACGGCGATGCCAAGAATTAAACCGATGACAATCAAAAGTGGAGCCATAAACAGATTATAACATGATAATCTTGCTTATGCTAATCATGCTTATCTTAGAGCCGGTGCCGAGAATTGCACTCGGGTTTTGCTGCCCACGAAGCAGCCGAACGCTTGCCACCGGCATTGCATTATGTTAGCATACTTGCCAACTTACTGCAATGGTTCTATCATGCTAAGCGTTTGAGCCTTTCCCAGTCACAATTCTCATGCAGCAGCCAAATATAGCCATCACGAACGATCACTGCACCTAACAGATGGGCATTACGCCTTGCATCCCTCTGTGCTGCATAAGCTAAGCGCATTTCGTCTACACAATGCCCCATTTGCACTGCTGCATACTTTCCGCTTGGATCCCAGTCGTACATCAGCTTATGGCTATGCCCCATCAGTATGTTCTGGTGATATTGTATTGCTAACATCCGAGCAGCATTATCGGCAGCAGTTTTGGGATGCGTAATGCGGAATTCTTTTCCGCCACTGTTCAAAATACAATAATAATATGGTGCAATTTTCCACTTGCCGGCTTCCAAGCGCATGATGTTTAGTAGTTCCGCTGGATCAGTCGGGCTATTTATAGCTCTAATGAGCCTGCCCTCATGATTGCCCAATACCCACGTAAAACTTTCAAAGCAGGCGTCCAGCGCATTTAGTACTTTGCGCGCCTCGCCCATTTCATCACCGAAGTCTTTACCATCCAGAGGCTTAGTATTGCCGGTAATTTCTATCAGCGCCGCCTGCTTACCTTTAGGCAAGCTCTTAGCTAAATCCATAAGCGCACTCTCGTCTTTTTCGGTCAACGTCGATTTCTCGTGTCCATTGTGCCAGTTCGGTTCCCATCCGCTTAGGCTATCAAAGTGCATCAGGTCGCCGGCCGCAATCACTTGTTTTATCCCCCAGGCGTTGGCTAAGTCTATCACTCTATTGACAAATTCAGAGTCCTGAAAAGGAATTTCAACATCAGGCAATACCAGTGCATCGCCTTCTATCACGGGCGGTTCGTCATAGCGTACAAATCGGCTCTCCGGTATGTAGCGCCGTGCAGATGGCTGCCCAGTAGCCAAATAATAATGCGTCTTTACCGTCCCAACGGCTAAGCCGAGCTCCTTACCAATGTCCTTAAATTGCATGCCACTATTGCGCATATTTACAATTTTCCGCTTCATTGCCGTGTTGATTACTGACATATACAGTTCCTTATCTGAACGGTATAAATCCGCTTACTCGCATTCTATCGCTGGCATTTAATAAGCCGAATACTTTGCATAAGTCCGTATATTTATCCCTTAGCTGATTAATGCGCTGCTGTTCAACTTTCCGCAGTAGGTCATCCTCAGCTGCTTGGGCAAGTACCGCTCGTTCCTTGCTTTTTCGGATTTCAGCTTCTATCCTGCGCTGTACTTGCGTAGCCTCATAAGCCGTATAAGTGTTGCCCTCAAACTCATGCTGAGCTGTTGATTGCTCTGCCATTTTGCTAAGTTCAGCATCGCTATAAGCCGGCGGACTGATGCCCAACAATACCGGATAAACTGTATGTCTACAGTTCCACGCCCCAAACGGACGCTTGAGCCGTTGCTGTATCTTTTCAAATTCCTCATTGCTGAACTGCTTGCCCTGATAAGGCAAATGGTCGGGCGCGCAATAATTGTGTGCATCTATCTCTATACCATCCGCGCCAATCTCTTTGCCGGTCTGTTCAGAAATCTCATAAGCAATTGCCTTGACGCCATCGAGCACATTCTGATACATAGTCGAATCCAGTCTGCGTGAGTACCCACTTGCATAATCCACAAAGCGGATGCCACTATCTGCTGTTTGACGCATTGCTCGCCTGATCGCGCTGGAGTAATCTGCTTGCCCTGTTGCCACTTCTGTTATCGCTTGGTCAACTAATTCGTGATAATGTTCCTTGAAGCCGCGATAGCGCACATTCCCATCTAAGTCCAGCACGCGATAGCCTAATGCCCTCGTTCCACTGATATTGACTAAATTCCCTTGTGTCACCGCTGCCATGCCGCGTACAAAGTTCACCAGCGCCACTTGATATTCAAATGGCAGCTGTTCTAAGCCTTTAGCTACATAGTATTTATTCAGGGATTTATAAGCTGATTGCGCTGCTTTCGTGTAAATCTCTTCAGCATCACCGCAGGCATTGCGCAATGCCTTGAGAATTTCGTTGTATAGCTTTTCAGCTTCTCTATCCGCTTCGTTCAAAACAACATAACGGTCAAAACCGCTTTGCTTGCGTGCCCAAGCGATGCGTTTTCCTAACATCTTTAGCACACGTGTGTTTAGTTTTGCCAAGCCTTCTGATGCTAATCCAGCTAAACCTTCTATTCGCGCAAGTGAAAACATATCATTAAACTCCTACTTCACCCAGCATCTCTGTCAAGCTGGGATTCTCAGCCTTTATCTTAGCAACCGCTTCTATCGCCTCTTGTTCTGTTTCACCCATAAAGCGCTCACGGTACTCTTGCTTTGAACGCAACCCTTGCGCCACTTCCTCTTGCCACACTTTGCGCTCGGTGTATTCATCAGTGATATAACCGTCATTACTTACCACGCTTACATCTGCATCTGCTTTTACACCGGGCACATGGAGAACATTCTCTCCAATCCATAGCAGCGCCTGCATCAGCTGCTTGAGTGCCGCCTCAATACCGATCATCTCGCGCGCCACATTGCGCACCAACGTTTGCCGCGAGCCAGTATATTCAGTTGCGGTCGTAATCATGCTTTCTTCATTCAGCTTGTAAAAGCCACGCCCTAAGCCAACTTTGTAACTAAAGAAGTCCAGCATCCTTTGTACGCCTTCAGCATTCTCAGCCACGCGCAACTGCGGATTGTATTCTTCTAACATACTTTGCTGGTCAGCTTTGAGCTTATCACCTACGTTGATAAATAGCTGCGTGCCCATCATCTGCGGTGGGATAAAAGCACCCTGTTCGTCTTTTGACCAGAGCGAACTGTTCATGAAGACCATCTTGCGCCCCAAGATAAAGTCAACAATGAAGTTATCAAATGCCGTGTCCAAGCCCTTTAACACGTCCTCATTGCCGTCTAAGATAGACACCCCAAAGACCGAAGCTGCATCATGCCGGTTATAGCCTGATTTGCGAATGACACTGAACCACGGCACTGGGCTGCCAGTACGCACAGTGACCGGCTCCCCGATAACTTTCCCGCTCTCGTCAAGCGTTAGGTTCGTGATGGTATATAGCTCATTCTCCAGTAGATGCACGCTCACCTTCTGCTGCTTTTTACCGGCTACTTCCCGGTCAGATACAAAAGCCGCTTCTTTGAGAATGCCATTGCGCGAGCTAAGCGGAATGATTTGGTCGCCGGCAAGAAAATTGATACCGATACCGCTTCCGCTCAGCAACTCCTGAGTATCCGTGCGTACATCCATGTTCTCAACATAAGCCTCGAATGCAGCCGTACCAGCCCAGCGTGATACGGTCACAAGCTCATTAGCGTTGCGCCTGAAGTCATTCTCGCCCAATACTCCGCCGCGCCCATCAGCGCCTTGCAGCCATAGTTCACTGGTCTTATCGTTAAGCTCAAAGCGCGTCAACTCGTTCAATAGCAGGCTCGCCCAGTCCTCACAAGCCCGTTTGAACATATCCGTGCGATTGCGCTTGATTTTGGCAACTTTGTGGCTCTCGATGTCAACCGTCATGTTGTATTCGTAAAAACCTTCAACTTCACCGGTCAGCCAATCGCGCCACTCAGCGATCTTTCTGTACATCGGGCTCAATATCACATCGCGCCCCGTCAGCTTCTTAACAACTTCAATAACCTGCATTTGGTTCATGCTTACCTCACACCTAACTGGTCAATAAATGCTTCCCAGGAATACTCCCAGGCATCCGCAACGTCAGCTACATCCGGCTCATTATCTAAGCGTGTGTCCTCTGCTTTGCTCTCATCCCACACCTGGTTCTGTAGACTGTAGCTCAATAATTTACACTCACGCATTAGCTGCATCTGCCCGCGGTTGAGCAGCTTCTCTTGAGCATAGATACGCGCATTAATCGGCTCCTTACTGGCAAGCACCGCTCGCACCGGCAGCCCCGCTCTATGCAAAGCTAAATTGAGCCCATTTACTAAAGTTTCGGGATGGTCACAAAATGCGTATGTGTGCTTTACTTGCGGATAAGCCATCATCACGCGCTGCACAAAATCAATGAACTCGCTCTCTATTCTGCTGGGGTCAACGCCTTTGCTCTCTAACTTATGCTCTGCCAATGCAACCACGCCCCGTCCGTTGCGCTTCAGTCCGGATGCTACAAAAACAGTGTGGCTCGTACTTTCCCCAAAATCTACGCCATAAGTGATAAACTGCAAATCCTCAGGCGCCTTGTCTATCATCCACTGTTCTGGATTATCTGCAAACTGCCTGAATATCAGCCCAGCTGCAGTCGTACGCACTCCTAAGATATCGCGCCGGTACCACACAGATTGCGGATTGTATTGTGCTCTAATCTCCTCTTTACGGCTCTCTGGGATGCTCAAGTTATCATCTAACACAAAGTGCTGATAAATATAGCCCGGCAACTTTTGCTCACGATATAAATCAATATAATTGGTATAAATGGAGTGATGCGGATTGCACGGGTTCAAATCCCATAGCGTTAGCGGATCCTGTGCAGCTGCTTGCCTGCCCAACGCAACCTTGATAAAGCTCGACCTGCTATCCTCACTATCGTAATGCTCATTAATTTCAGTGGCGATCCAAATGCCATAAGAATTGCCGAGAATACGTCTATAACTATCCGACTTGCCCCCACCCACGAAAATCACAATCTTTTCACCAGTTTGCGTTTGAATGTAGAGCGCATCATTATCACGGTACTTGCCCCAACGGCAACGCCCGCGGAAAAGCGCCTCTAAGCCAAAGCCGTTACACACTCCGATATTCAGCTTAGCATTGGCTAACGTAGACCCGCTGGCAAGATGCAACCTATCACGGCATACCTCTAAGCGGATTGCAGCGATGATGCAGTTTGAGATTGTTTTCCCTGACCGAATGCTGCCTTCAGCTACACACCAACGCGCATCGACGCCACTCTCAATATACTCAGCATGCTTACGTGATAGCGGTGCAAAGGGGATCGTGCGCTCTAAAATCATTCAGCATTCCCTTTCGCCGCTTGTATCAGATCAACTACAACGGAGAGATCTTCAATGCTCATGATGTTATCGCCCAATATTTCAGTTCTTTGCACAGGCGGTCCAACAAGGTATTCAGCCAGGAATTTGCGCGCCTGATAATCTCCCCGCTTAGCCTGATCTGCTGCTTTACGGATAATTTCCTCCCAGTCAGCAAACGTGACGGTAGATAGCGTGATTTCGTAATACCGTTCCTCACGCGCTTTTGGTGGGCGCCCTTTAGGATTACCGACGCTGCCCTTAATAAATCTGCCTTTCTCGTCTCGTTCACGCAAGTTTATATATCCTCTATAAGTTCAAATGCCATTTGTTCACCGTCTATTTGGGCTTCACCTTAGCTTCGAACTCAAGTGGCAAGCCTTCGCGCTTAGCTTCAATCAGCATCGCCATTTGCGGGATGGCGTCCTCAGGCAAGTCCAGCGTTATTCTGATACCGCCATCTGCTAACGTTTGCGCTTTAGCCACAATTGCCTCAAAGCGAATTGCAGCCTCTTCTTTTTTAGGCATCAGGCTTGCTCACCTCCTGATGCGCTCCCGCCATTCATGGCGTTCAAACGCTCTGTAAGCTCGGCAACCTGACGTTCCAGCTCTCGAATGCGCTTATCGCGGTTCTTAATTTGCGTTTGCAATTTATCAATCTCGTCTTTCAATTCCGCATTCTCTTGCTGTAAATTCAAAACCATAATTTCCCGCTCCGCTAACTTCCCGCGCATATCGTGAATCTGAACTTCAGATTGCTCTACTTTCGCCTCAAGCGAACTGATACGTGACGTTAGCGCTCCTAAGCGCGCCTCATACGCATCAGAAAGTGCCGTCATACAATCCGCCTTAACTTTCTTACGTCCAGCTAAGGCATTGACAATAGCAGCCCCTAAACCACCACCCCCTAAAAGCGCTGCCAGAATAATGGCGATTTGCTCGCCGCTCATGGCTTACTTCAGCGCAGAAGCTGAAGCTGATTTGAACGCATCATAAACTTTACTGGCAACCAAGCCTAAAGCCAAGCCAAAAACAACTGCGCCAAACCATTCAGCAAAATTAGCTGGCATAAATAAGCTGAGCTGATATAACACACCTACCACTAAGCCAATCGCAAAGCTTAGCCCAGTCAGCAGCTTGCCTTGCGCTCCAAAAGCCTTTGCCAGCTCAACCAGCCCCATGACCACAAAAATCAATGGGATGCCATTCACAATTTGGTCAAAATCCATACACACCTCGCTTAAATTAAAAATCCCGCAACAGTGGCTGCTATCTCAAGCAACATGTCACGGGTGGAAAGTCCGCAAATCCTATTCAATTGCATTTATCATAACACAGAATTAATTCAAATTCAAATTTTTTGATTATCCCTTTCGCGTGCCCGTTTTATTAGCCGTTCTAAATGCACGTTCGGCACCACCCAGAATATATCCTGACCGCACTGCTTGCAGTTCGCTTCTAACCTACGAATGAGCACCCCGCCGCAGTCCAGCATTGTGATTTCATCTAAATAGTATTCATGCCCGATTTCATTTCCACAGCGCGGGCAGGTCACAACGTTTCCAAGCTTTCCCTCAGGCATGTTTTTCCTCATAATATTCCATTGCGAAATCAGGCAGCTGACTAGCAAATTCTATATCAGCCATTTTCCAGTCTTCTAGCGGAATTTCTACCCAGTTTTCTTTGCCAGTTTTGAACAAGCGTACAGTTTCAAAATCAGGCATCAACCACCACATTCTTTTCGTTCCCTCGTCAATATACACAAAGTGTGGTTTGCCGTTAGCAAGTAGGCTCGTCATCATTTAATCCTAAATAATCGTCAATAATTTCGATCGCCTCATCGGCGGAGTATGCCACTTTGCACAAGTAGCCCTGCTGGGTAGCATATTCAAAAAACTCTTGCTGGAGTTCGGTCAGCTTGTTCTTGCCATACTTCATTTCGATAAATAAGCCATGATAGCCATTACTTGGTCGGGGAAGATAGATGTCCCACACTCCAGCCTTGACGCCCTCAGCAGCCATCTTGCCAGCCGTTGCTTTGGTGCGATAGCCACCGTTCGGAATGGCGAACATCCAGCGCAGCTCTGGTCTATAGCTGGCTATTGCAAAAAGTGTCGCTTGCTCGTCATGCTCGGACATGTTCTATCCCTTCGGCATTTCTGGCAATGGCATCCAATGAGTATAATCAAACCTACCTTCTTGATAATCAAGAGCGCCACCATCAAAATGGTTTACATTCCAATAACAAATATATATATGATTTTCATCAGTGTGCCCAAAATTGGCGTTTTCTTGGAAGAAAACTAAATACCAACCATTTTCTGTTGGCTTCTGCTGCTCAACTGGAATCCATTTTGGCTCATTGACACGATTGTTCCACCTTTCAATGGCTTCATTTTTTGAGCTTACATCATCGGCTATCATCAATACCTGACATCCATGAC